CTAAAAATCTGCCTAATTTTCCACTTCCGCTCAAACGACCGGTCGCGCGACCTGGTTTTTTTCTCCGCCTTCCCCGCCGAGAACCTGAGAAATCCAACATGTCGAGTAAAGAGGTTCCTCCTCCTTCTTTATCATCTTCTTCTGGTTTATTTTTCCCTTCTTCTGGTATAGCTATTGGTGTTGTAGAAGCTTCTGGTGTTGCGTTTAGTTTTTCTAGCATGCTTTCTTTTAACTCAGAAGCACGCTCTTGTTCTTTTCTTTCCCTGGTTTCTTGTAACTCTTTACTCTCTTTAAATGCCTTTGTTAGAGTGTCATAAATTTTAAGTAAGTGCTCGTCGATAGTTTTGAGTTCACCGACGATAAGGTTAACACCAGGCGTAGGTTCTGCTTCTGCTCCTGCGAAACCTGTCGCTGCCACTGGTTGAGGAAAAGTTTCAGGTTCGTTTTCAACAGTAGGTTCAGTAGTTACTTTATCGGGAGTTTTAGACTCGGTTGTTACTTCAGGCGATTCTGGTGCCTTTGCTTCAACGTTTACTTCTGGTGTAGGCTCTGGTGTGGGAGACTTTATCTTTTCAAAACTAGCTGCTAGAGATCGCTTATTTTCTTCTTCTATTTCGTTTTGTTCTTTTTTTTCTGAGTACTTGCGTTTTGCGCCTATAACAACGCTGCCAAGAAGACCAGCGAGCACATTATTTTTGTAGAGGTCGCTCAGTAAATCGTCTTCGGCAACTTTAAGTTCTTCTTTACTTTTCTTTTCATCAAGCTGCTTAACATTTAACTGTTCAGCTTTTGTAGAAAGTTCAACGATCTTATCTATGTCGTCAGAAGTTTTATCAGTCTTCTCGAGTAAGTTCTTTAACAAATTCCTGTCTGTGTCCGCAAGAAACTTTAAATTTCCTTTTAATTTTTCGAGGAAATTATTACTGGTTTCAAGCAACTGGTTGGTTTTTTTGTTACCACTAGAAATATCACGCAACTCTTCCAAAACTGATTCGTTGGCTTCTCTCAGTTTCTTTTGTTCTTGTGCGTTTTTTTCTGCTTTAAGTACCATTGCGCCCAGGCCGCGCAATGCCTCTAGTGAATCTGCGTCTATCTTTTTCGAATCCAGAATAGCTTTAAGTGTTTTTTTGGAATTATTGTCTAACAGTTCGGCCTTGGAAATAAGAAGTTCAATTAATTCATTTGATTCCTTTGTGCCGTTTATGATCTTAGTTAGCTCTAAACTCTTTCTTTGTAAGAACGGTTTTTCCTTTGATGACTTTGACTTTCCGAATATTTTGATTTGCTCTGCCAGTTTTTCGTTAGAAGAATTGAGTTGGCGAATCTCAGCAGCCAGCTCGTTATTTTGTTTCTGCTGCTGTTCTTGACCTTGCTTTTGGTTTTGTTTATTTTTCTTTTTAGCCATTTCTCTTTCTTCTTTCGTTTTCTTCTTCTACAAACTTATTCAATAGAGATATGTAAATTTCCCTTTCCCATGGAAGCATATTTTCTAATTCAGTCAGAGAGTATCCATGATATTGCATCATAGCGAAATTAGATAGATAATAATTGGTCAGCGTTTCGTTGCTGACCGCTATGCGAAAAAATCCTGCATTCCCTTTAGAACTAAATCTTCTTTGTATCCACACTTCTTGCAGACATAAGGAATCGTTTCTGAGATGTAGGGAATATTAGAATAGAATTTAATTAACTTATCCATGCTGGTAATTGAAAGAGTAAGAACAAATTCTCTTAGTTCCTCTCGTGTAAAGTCATCATAGATCTTTTCCGAGTCAAAAACATATTCGGTGTCGTTTGTAACCATGTCAATAACAGCAGTGTATTCCGACGTCGTTCCTTTGCCCTTAAACAAATCTTCTGCAGTGCTGAGATTCGGATATTTGAGTTTGATGCCAAGGTTGTCAGTTAGTTTGATTTCGTTGTTCGAACCTTCAGGCCAGATTACCTTTACTTTATCTAGCTGAGCTTCTGAAACATTGATAGCACCACACTTAATCCCGTCAATTATATTGTTACATTTATAACTGAGTTCTACCTTTTCGCCAACCGACTTAGCTCTTAGATTAATAAAGAAGTATTCTATATCAAACGACGTAAGTTTATCTACGTCTATTCCTGGTGTTACGATACACGAAGAAACTATTTCTTTTGTCGCGTGGATAATATCCTGAATATCAGACGCTTCAGAAGACATCAGGAGGATGGATTGTTCCTTTACTGTATACGGTCTAAAAGTAATCTTCTTACCCGTGGAAGGTATCGTTAATTCGTATGTTGGTGTAGATAATGTTGGTAATGGCATATTATTCCTATATCATTGGTTCCTTGTCTAAATGTGTCCAGTTAATTTGTAATGCTTGTTCGTTGTCGGTTGGTCTCTTAACAATTAAGTTTTCGTAAGTTAATAAGACGGTTTGTTCTAAAATGTCATCAGTCTTACCCCAGTCCAGGTTTGTCGCGTCTACCCGAGAAGGGTAGGCGTTTTGTAGAGTAATAGAGTAGACGTGCTTGGGGGTTCCTTCTTCTTTTTCAGCGTATGAGTAATGATCTATAGTAATGTTGGTTACATACTCTTTATAGTAGGCAACGTTATTTGTCTCGAAGGAATTAATTGCTTCGACCCAGTTTTCAAAAAAATATCTCTGATACCATGTATTGTCTACTAAAAAGGTCATGTCAACACTATCTACTGATCTACCATAAACAGAACTATACATCATACCATAGGTTCTAGTTTCTGTGGCATTAAGATTAATCGAGGGGATAGAAACAGACTTACAATATAATGTGAGTTTTTCATTTTTAGCAGAGCCACTGTTTCTTTTCTGTAAGATCGGAGGTGGAACAAAAATCACACTAAATCTGGCGGGACTTGCTAGATCTAAAATTGCCTTTGACTTAAACTCCTGAAGGTTAAAAGGACGCATATGTTATTATTTATTATTTTCCGAACAGTTCTTTTTCTGTGAATACTTTAAAGATAATTCCGTTTATCTCTGCAAACTTCTCTGCGGCTTGCCACTTCGCCTGATTTACCGCATAGTTCTGACACTCTTTTATATATGCAGGAGTTACTCGCTTTTTTTGGACAGGAGGTTGAGTCTGGGAATATGGCTTAACTTCAATGATATATGTCTTAATCTTCCCTGAAGAATCTCTTAACTTAACGTAGAAGTCTACGAAGTACCGATGTATCCTGCCGTCTAACGGAGAGATATAAGGAACAATGATTTCTTCCGAACCATACTCCAGAACACCTGGGTTCTCGTCCAGAAACTTCATCAGCTTGTATTCCCAAGAAGAACGGAAGATAATATTGTTGACGTCGCCGCGATACTTCTGCGGATTCTTTGGAGTAAATCTTCCCTTATAAGTGTTTCTCATATATTCTAAAATATTTAGCTAAATAGATATATGGGCGATATTAAAACTTCTGACGTTTACAAATACTCTGCTTACAGTTATCCAGAAGATCTTTGGCAAAATCCCGAGCGCCATGGTAATAATTATTGTGTTTTTTTTGTCAACGTCAGATCCAATTCCAAATTAGCCAAAAATAAAAACTTGAAGGTACAGAATGCAGATGGCGGCGATGCGCCTAGGTCCTCTGCGGGAGCTTTCGGCGATCGGTTTTCCGGTAATGTACTTGGCGGTTCATCTCTAATTAGAACAAACACAGCTATTTGTTTATATATGCCTAATACTATTTCCATGGGCCATAATGTGCTATACGACAATGTTGAACTTGGGCTGTTGGGTGGTGCTCAAGCAGGATCAGATTTTTCATTAAGTGAAGCAGCAAAAACAGGTGCTGCTACTATAACTGATTCTTCGGGACAGATTTTAAAAACTGTTGGCAAAGCTCTTGGAGCCAAAGGAAAAACAACGGCAGGGAAGGTGCTTTCGGGTCTGGGACAGTCCGCAGAAAATAACAAGGAACTGTTGAAAAATGTTGCTGCCGCTACTACGGGACAAGTAATTAATCCCCACGTAGAAGTGCTTTTTAAGGGGGTAGACTTCAGAAAGTTTACTTTTGACTTCGATTTTTACCCAAAGACCGAGGCCGAGCAAGAACAAGTTAGAGAAATTATCTCCGAATTTAGGTTTCACATGCATCCTGAGTTAGCCGATGTAGGTGGATCAAATCGCTTTTTCTTGTTTCCTTCTGAATTTGATATTTCTTTCTATCACAAAGAAGAAGAAAACAAACATATGTTTGCGCTTTCTTCCTGTGCGCTTACTAACGTAACGGTAGATTACACGGCAACAGGTTTCTTTGCCACCCACTCGCAAGGTGAACCTGTTGGTATTAAAATGACTTTAGATTTTACCGAACTAGAAATTCTTACAAAGGAAAGACTCGCGGAACTAGAGTTCGAGCGTTATGGAACTGTTAAAACTGAAATAGACGGATTTACCCACAAAAATTAGTAAAACATATGTCATACTTTTCTCAATTCCCGTATTTACTCTATCCTTCTTTTAAAGGCAACGAATCTGAGATTGTAAAAAATCTGAGCGTCCGTGTTGTAAATTTCACTCCACCACACGACCGAACGCTTTTTTACGACTACACTCTTTTGGAATCCGATACTCTAGACTCGGTTTGTATCAATGAATATAACGATATTAACTATTATTGGACAATTCTAGTATATAATAACATCTTTGATATTAACTACGATTTACCTTTAAACTACAGGCAGTTCTCGGATTACATTATAGAAAAATACGGTTCTGAGTCGTCGGCTATGACAAACTACAAGTATTTTATCAAACCAAATAAATACGAAGCTGAGTTTATCGAGGTTCCAGAATCGACATATACCCAAACTCCAGAGGCAATAGATGGAGTTATCGTTCGTAAGGCTCAGTCTATATATTACTTTGAAATGGAAAAAAACGAAGCCAAAAGAAAAATTAAGCTAATTAAACCTGAGTTCATACAGTTATTTGTAGATACATTTAACTCTAAATTCTAATGCAAACTTATCAACTCATTCCAGGAAAATATGAACTAACCAGTCTTCTTATTTCTTCTAAGAAGACTGTAGATATTAAATCTGTTTTTCAAGAGTTAAACATCTTTGAAGATCTATACTCGCCTACCATCTCGGGAAACATTGTTGTGCAAGACGCCAACAACATGATCTCTGGTAGCTACGGTTTACCTATACTCGGAAATGAATATATTAGAATTGAAGTTAAAGTGCCTTCGGTGGATTTATCCGGACCCGAAAATTCTTTCCAGAAAACAGGAGAGTTTAAAGAACGCAATATTATTCTGCTTGGTAGAATCGTTGACATCGAAGCCAGGAGATTGTTAACGGAAAGATCTCAGCAGTATATTATTCATTTCGTTCAGGAAGAAATTATTACAGACAAGAAAACCAGGATTTCAAAGTCATTTAAGAACAAGACTTACAAAAAAATAATTTCAAATATCCTAAGCGAGATTTCTCCTGGAAACCAAAATATTGAGTTAGAAGATACTAGAAATACTTATAATTTGGTGGTTCCCAACTGGCATCCGTTTAAAGCAATTAACTGGATGACGAGCCGTGCGCTTTCCCCGAAACATGATACAATGTTCTTTTTCTATTCTACTGTATACAACAAAAATGCAAAAGAGTCAAACAACACTTCTAATTATTTTAAGTTAAAGTCGCTGGCAGAGATGTTGATTGCACCGATTGCCAGAAAAGTATTTTTTCAACCAAAGAACACAGACACCGTAAAAGATGACAAAGATCCTAGAAGGTTTTCTTCACTGGAAACTTATGAGATCACAAACTCCTTTGACGTGCTTCAAAATCTAGATGCAGGGTTCTATGCCTCTAAGCTGTATACCCATGACATCATTAATAAATATTATTCTATTTACGATTTTAACTACGAAAAGTCTTTTCCTAAGTTTGCACATACTAATCGCGGGAAATTACTTGGACTTTTACCTGATAGATTTGGTAAGTCTTTTTCTGATTACCCGAACCAGGCGTTACGTTTATATTCTACGGACAATGCTCTTTCAAAGAATTACATAAACGAAGTAGTAGGAAGAAACCTGAATCAGGCAGCTTCTCTAAATAACTTCAGGCTCAAGTTTTACCTTCCAGGCGACGGGAAACTTTCCGTGGGCGATTTGATTTACTTTGACATTCCTTCTCCGGAAAAAGTTACAGTTGACCCAAAGAATGATGTGTTTTATTCAGGCAAGTATCTAGTAACTGCCATCCGTCATCAATTTATTTCTGAGAAATATTACTTGGCAGTAGAGTGTGTCAAAGAGTCGTTAAATATTGATGTAAAGGATTTCGTTCCAACAAATGGCTAGAAACATATTAGGCTTTATGGGTTTTGAGAACTTCACCTGGTTCCAGGGTGTGGTGGAAGATCGCGTTGATCCTCTAAAATTAGGAAGAGTAAAGGTTCGTGTTCTTGGAATTCATACCGATGTAAAAGATGATATTCCCACAGAAGATCTTCCTTGGGCGTATCCTATTCAACCTATTACCTCTGCTTCAATGAATGGTTTAGGTCATACTCCCATGGGTCCAGTAGAAGGAACCTGGGTAATCGGTTTTTTTAGAGACAGCGAAAATTGTCAGGAACCTGTTATCTTTGGAACTATTGCTGGTATTCCTCATGAGTATCCTTATCCTAAAAACAAGAAAAAAGGCTTTATGGATCCGCGCGAGGACCTTTCCGCTAGACCTAGAAAGTATAAAAAGAAAGAATATCCTAACGATGGCACAGGCGCGAAGTTAGACACTGAAGTTCCTACTCCGCCCACAGGAGAATTATATCCAAGAACTTCACATCCATTGGGAACGGTTGTTGATGAGTCAGATATTAATCGTTTAGCAAGAAACGAAAAGATTTATGATACTATTGTAAAACTAAAGCGCGATACCGTAGATGAAAATGTTCCCGTTGCTGACGGAACTACCTGGTCGGAACCTAAGACTCCCTATTATGCTTCTTATCCTTATAATCATGTTCTAGAATCCGAGTCAGGTCATATCATTGAAATAGACGATACCGTTGGTGTAGAAAGACTACACAATTATCATAAATCAGGAACTTTTGAAGAAATTTATCCTGACGGTATTAAAGTAGAAAAGATCGTAAAAAATTCCTACCGTATTGTTCTTGCCGAACAGTATCAACACATTCACAATAGATGCAATCTTACTATTGATGGACCCTTTAATGTAATAGTACAAAACAACGCCAATGTCATTATTAAAGGAAACGCCAAGGTAGATATTGGAAAAAACCTAGATATCAACGTTGGCGGAAATTTTAACCTTGGTGTAAAAGGAAAATGTGTTATCCAATCCGAGGAACAACTTACTTTAAAGTCTAATGAAAATACTCTTGTTGGTTCAAAAAACACAGTACAGTTAAAGGGCGCTCTGGTTACTTCAAATCCTCCTGTGGATCAATCATTTGAGAGCCAACGAACAACAGTTGCCGGAGCCGTCTTACCAGGTCTTACAATTACACCCAACCAACCGCAACCGCAGGCGGCAGCAGTGAATGTCCCGTCTAATAATGGTTTAGAAAGACTTTATCCTATTGAAGTTCCAATCTATCCAGGTATCATGCAGGTGTTCGCTGCTGTTGAAGATAACTTTGAGGAAACTCCAACTATTACTCAGTATAAGTTAGATCTAATAGAGGCGGGAATAGTCGATCCACCGCCGACCCCAGCTCCAGTGCCTGGAGCAACAGCTCCAGTGCCTGCAGCAGCTCCAACGCCTGATAAGTCTGATAATCAGATTGTAGAAACTAAGACAGATCCCCCAAAAGAAACAAAGGTAGAAGTCAAGTCATGTCAGGAATTTTCTTACGAAGACAAGCCTTATCCATCACCAGCTCTTGATGGCCTTAAGATGTCTGCAAACTATACTCTTGGGCAAATCTACAAGCACGAGCATATTATTCGTCCACAGGTTGGTCTGAGTGTAAATAGAATTCTCTGTAACATCAAGGCAGCAGCCAACAACATCCTAGAGCCTCTTGCTGGTAAGTATGGTAAACGTAACTTAATTATTAGCTCAGGTTTTAGAAACCTAGGTAAGCCTAATTCTCCAACTTCTCAGCATCCTAACGGAGAAGCTTTTGATATTCAATGGAGCGCACAGTTCGCATATTCCAACAGAAACGATAGAGAAAAGTATTTATTTGATATCGCCAGTGAAATTATATCTAGTAAGTTAGTTCCTTTTGACCAGATGATCCTGGAATGTCCTGGATCTTATGGTCCCTGGATTCATATTTCTTATGCTTCTACTTCTCAAAAAGGTCCAAGCGGTATTCAAAGAGGCGTAGTCAATACCTGGTTCGGCGGATCTTATCTGCCAGGTCTAGTAAGGAGAGGAACTCCTGGTTCAAAAAACTAAGAGGAATATTATAAATAATTCTATGTCAACAGAGTTCAGGTTTAAAGATCTAGATATTTCTCTAAAAAGAAATCTATTTTCAGGTGATATTAACACCCTGACTGACGCGGATGCAGTTAAACGATCCATTAAGTTACTCGTTATGACAAACTTCTTTGAACGACCGTTTCAACCTGAGTGCGGTTCTAATGTTTATTTTCATCTTTTTGAGAACTTCACAAACTTTACCTTTATTGCCCTGCGAAGGTCTATTAAACAAGTTATCAATAATTTTGAGCCGCGCGCAAAGAACGTAATAGTTCAAATTAAAGAGAATACAGAAGATTTAAACAAGCTAAACGTAAATATTTACTTCTCTATAAATAATATAGAAGATCAATACAAGATTTCTTTCAAGATAGAAAGAGTAAGATAAGATGGCAGATAACAGAGTTAAACTAATCTCAGATCTAGACTTCGAAGATATTAAAGCCAATATATCCTCTTTTATTGCGAACAATTCAGAGTTCACAGATTATAATTTCAAGGGGTCTGCGCTAAACTTTCTCACAGATATTCTAGCGTACAACACTCATTACAACGCCTTTTATCTGAACATGGCGATTAATGAGAACTTTATTGACACCGCAGTTACTAGATCATCTGTTGTTTCTCTTGCAAAGAACTTTGGTTACACCCCAAGATCTAAGAAGTCTTCTATTGCTGAGGTTAGCTTTACTGTTTCCACTACCGATCCTAATGGTACTTCGATTACCATGGATCAAACAAATTTTTTCTCGACTTCTGTGAACAATGTAACATATGTCTTTACTCCGATTGCTTCTCAAACTGCCACGGCTCAATCCGGATTGTATACGTTTAATGATGTAAAACTTCGCGAAGGTTCTTATGCCACGATTACTTACCCAGTAACAAGCTCGCCCAACGAAAAGTTTCAGATCGATACATTTAATATTGATCTGGATTCGGTTCAGGTTTCTGTACAGGTTTCCGAGTCAGATACAAACGTTGAACCGTATTCTCTTATCTCAGATATCACTAAACTTACCCCTGAATCAAAGATCTTCTACATGTTTGAAACAACAGATAAGAAGTATTCAATTGAATTCGGGGACGGCGTTTTGGGTTATAAACCAAGTCCAGGAAACATTGTTATAATTCGTTTCCAGACTTCTTCTGGTGCAGCCGCAAACGGTGCAAGTTCATTTACTCTAGTTAACGAGATCGTAGGTAACTCTCTTTCCAGTCCTACTATAGAATTCACAAATGTTGTAAATTCCTATGGTGGCGACGCGGAAGAAAAAATTGATTCAATTCGTTTAAATGCTCTACAGAATTTTAGAACCCAGGGAAGAGCAGTAACTGCAGAAGACTACAAGTTTTTTATCTCCAGAGATTATCCCCTGGCTCAGACTATTTCGGTCTGGGGCGGACAGGACAACGATCCTCCTATATATGGAAAAGTCTTTATCTCGTTTAAGCCAGTAGACGGTTACTTTCTTTCAAACGCTGCGAAAAAGTATATCCTTGATGAGATTATCAAGAAAAAGAACATTGTATCCATTATCCCTGAGATTGTGGATCCTGAGTATCTGTTCCTGGAGATTTCTACAGATATTAAGTTTAACAACAGAAAAACTCTTAACTCTGCAGCTGAAATCAAGAACCTGGTATTATCTCAGATTCAGAACTTTAACGATACTACACTAACTCAGTTTGGAACAAACTTTAATTACTCGAAATTTTCTACACTAATCGACTCTACAGATCCTTCTATCACAGGTAACATTACTACTCTTAAGATGAGAAAAAATGTTCCTATTATTCTTAATAAATTACTTACTTATAACATTGACTTCCAGAATGGCATTCACCCAGGATCACTAGAAAACAAGTTTCCGTTTAAGGCTGTAAACGACTCCAGAATCGGATCGCCTACAGAAGACTTGTTTATTGATGACGATGAAAAAGGTGTTGTCAGAATATTTAAGTATACTGGTCCTGGATTTAATGTAAAATCAATTGTTAACGCAAACGCAGGAACTATAAATTATACTACAGGAAAAGTTGTGTTGTCAGACTTCTCTCCTTCTTTAGTTAATACAGATTTAACTTTGGATTTTGTCGCGAAACCAGTAGATTATTCAATCGGTGATATTTCCTCTTATAGAAACACCATTATTACAATTTTAGACACAGACATAAAAGTTGATGTCCAGGTAGCCTAAAATGGATCTAAATTTTACAAGATCACTATTTGTTGACAAACTTATTCCCCAGTACATCAGGGAAGAATATCCGCTGTTCGTTTCTTTTGTAAAGGAATACTATAATTACCTTGACAGAAAAAGCGGCCAATTAGCTGTTGTTAAAATAAAAAATACAGGAAAGAATTATTCTTCTGTTCCTACTATTACAATGGAAATTTTGGATACTAATCCAGATTCTATTACTTATAATCAATACATATCAGATTACAAAGGCGCAGCATTTAATGCTTTTGTTGTTAACGGTAAACTAGAAAAGATTCTTGTTACAAATTATGGTAGTGGTTATTCTTCAGAAGATAAACCAAGAATTATAATTACTGACGCCACAGGAACTGGTGCAACTGCAGAACCTGTTATTATTGATTCTCCTGGCGGAATAAATCAGTCTTCAAAGTTAGTAGCTTTTTCTAGAGACATCGATAATGAAGTTGATGTATTTGTCGACTTTTTAAAGAACGAGTATATTCCTACGCTTCCACAAAAACTTTATAAGTCTCAGATTTCATCAGTAGAAGTAACAAAATTTGTAAAATTTATTCGTCAGTTTTATAATTCTACAGGCGTCGAAGACTCAATTCGTTTTCTTTACAGAATCCTGTTTAACGTAGAAGTTAACTTTTATTATCCAAAGGTAGATGTTCTAAGAACTTCTGCAGGTAGATGGCAGCTGGATAATGTTCTTAGAGTTTATCCTGCTCCTGTTGACTTAACTGAGTTTAAGAATAATAACGTTGGCTCTAGAATTCTAATTACTGGTGCCACAGGCGTTGCCACAGCAATTCTGGAAAACGTAGAAAAAATTGGATCTACAGGACCACATGCTCTTTTATATCTTTCTACTATAAATGGATTTATCTCCCCGACTGGTGGACAGACTGTTTTAAATTACCCTATTACTGGAGCCACAGGATTTCTCGGAAATTCTTATGTCGATGGAGCAACAGGTGCGTTTTATTCAACAAACGGAAGATATATCGGAGATGACGGTCAGTTAGATTCTACAAAAAAGATTCAAGGTTCGCCTAATATCGCCTATGGTGCTTCTGGTGCATTACCTTATTATTACCAAGACTTTTCTTATGAGTTACAATCAGAAGAATCTATTAGACAATTTAAGGGTCTACTCGAAGAGTTAGTTCACCCTGCTGGTCTTGTTTACTTTATTCGTTTAACTATTGAAAAGTCTAATCAGTTGGGCGGAAATTCTTCACAAGCAATCACTGATGTTTTTATTGGTGCAGATCAATATTATTCTTCCGAGTTAGTATACAACGCTGGCGCAACAGGTTTAAATTATTCCCTTAAAGATCTTGGTCCAACTGCTCTGGATTTTGATAAGTTTAAATGGGATTCTTATCCACAACCTTATGTTGACTTTTCAGGAATCGCAACAGTAACTTCTAACACTTCTTATAATACTTTGGTAATTTCCACCAATATTTCATCTTCTTTTATCGGAAACAAAGATGAATATACAAATTATTCTGTGATAATTACGGATTTAATAACAGATATAAATTATTATAGATATGTAACAGCATATAACCCAGATACATTTACAATTACCTTAAACTCTTCATTTACAACTGGAGCTTCAACCAACGCGGTTCAATATAGAATTATTCAGAACTACAGATTCGGTTAT